ATGATTGCCTCGACTTCGGGCCATGCAGAGATCACGTCCTTGGTGCTGCGACCCTGCATCTCCATGCACAGCTCATGCTGTACTTTGAAGTAGTTGCTGCGAGCTTTCTGAAAGACTTCAGACGTAGCGACATAAGCGGCGTGCTCTGGCAGCGCCTCGATTGCTGTCTCCATCTGGCTGTGGAAGTCCCACTTCTGCCAGTCGTCGGTGAAGAAAGGCAGCGTGCCCTCTGCTTCGCCACGCGGCAGCACCCTGAAGTCTTTCATCTCGACGCTGTGGCTGAAATTAACAACCTCGTGTTCCACGTACACGCTTGTTTCCTTTCTCCAGTAAAAGTTGTGGCAACGGTCGTTCACTGCGAGCCTCTGCTCTTCAGTGAGGGCGAGCCAAGCGTCACGAGATGGCATCGTGTGGGCCAGAGCTTCGACCGCTTTCTCAAGCGCGGTTACTGCTTCTTGAGCTGCCGCGTCTGCGGCGTCCCAGTCGGCGCTGTAGCGTGAGGTGGCGATGGCTTCGGCAATTTTGTCGGCGTGGGTGTAGGTGATTTTACGGTTACGGAATGTCATGCGGTGTCTCCTTGTGCATGGGTTGTCGTGCTTGAAGCACGGAAATGAAGCCTGCGGGCTGCACATCGGTGTCCCAAGGTGTCTCCCCGCAATCACTAGGGTGTATGCGGAGAGATACAAGGTTGTCAATAGGGTGTTAGCTGTGGGTGTACCCATCGGTCTCGATGAGTAGCCACATGCCGCACCAGACCACGACGACAGAGCCGTCACGAAGGAAGGCGGGCTTTACCGTCTTGCGGAACTCACGGTAGCTGATGTCACGAGTTGATCCGTGCTCATGCTGGCCGTCGATGTATTTGCGGAGCAGCGATTGTTGCTGGGGCTTGGTGAGTTTCATGTGTGTCTCCTTTCGTTGAGCGTGCGTAATGCAGCCTCTTCCAAAACGCGGTGAACGGATGGGTGTGTGTTGATCAGCCGTGAGACGACCTTGGCTGGATACTTGACGCCTGCGGAGAGGCCGTACTTCTTCCCCCACGTCAGCGTCCCAGCCATGCAGTTGCCTGCCGAGCGACTGTCCTCGTGAGTGACGTGGAAGTCTTGGCTCTTGATGAGGGCTTCCAACTTGCGTCGCCCACGTCTTTTAAGTCTAGCCTCTTGCTCGACCACCAGTCGGCGGTCATGGTGCCCGATCCAACAGTTGCGGATAAATGCCTTCGAGTAGCCCTGAATGTGGTGGGTCTGAAGATGAAGTCGGTGCAGTCGTCTGCTCTCCCTCTTGGCCGTGATGTAGATGCCAAGGAGATCGGTTCCAAAGACGTAGCCGTGCGGTGCCTCGTGCTTGTACGTCTCGTCGTTTATTCGAGCGTAAAGACGTGAGCCAAATGCGTAGCCGTAGCTGGTTAATGCGATGCGGTTGGCGAAGAACGCATACTTCTTGCGGCCAGCGTAGGTTCCCTCCTGCTCACGCGTGCAGAAGATACCACCTCGACGCGTTGAGGGTGCTGGCCCAAGCCATTTGCGTATTCTTGGCATCTCAGAGCGTGCGCGTGCGCGAGCGACGCAAGCAATATCGTAGCTCAGTGGTATCTCCGTCTTAGGTTTGCGGCGCACCTTTGCTGGGGTGCGGTCAATGCGCTGGCGATCAGCGTGTCGTTTCTTGGCGGCACTGATCGTGCCAACAAGTTTGCCTTCCTCTCGCAGACGAGAGAGCAGTTCTGATATACCGTTCATGTGAAGCTCCCGTCGTCTGCGATGGGCACGCTCCACCCGTTGTCGAGGGTGATGCGTGGTTCGGTCGGCTTGTACTGGAGGTCGAAGTCCTTGAGGCGGTGACGCTGGCAAAAGAACGTGGCAAGCAGACGAGCAGAGCGCTCGCATGGGAGGTTGACGATCTCGTCGTGGCGATGGAAGCCGAAGCTGCCGTTGTCCTGCCAGACGATGACCTCGAAGTTGGTGACGTCGTCTCGTGTTGCCCACGCGTCGTCGTCGTCCTTGGCGATAAGCTGTACTGCGTAACTCATAAGCGCTTGTCCTCCGCTAGGTATCTGATTGGGTGCTTGGCGTTGCCATCGTTGACCTTCTTGGCATCGAGGTCGGGTATCTCGTCTGGCTGTTCGCCGTCGAAGTCTGCATCGAGCAGGGCTGTTGATCGTGCGAAAAACACGAGCAGTTCATCATCCATGTGATGTCTCCTATGGTTGGGGGTGGTCATGCGAAACGCATGGGATCGGGCAGCTCGTGCTGCCCTCACCGATGAGTTTCTATTTCGCTTTGCGTGCCAATGCCTTTGCTACCCGAACCGACTTCCTGTTTGTCACGACGAACTTGGTGACAGTTGGCTTCACGAAACGTACGAATGGTTTTTGTTTGGCCATGTGGGCCTCCTTTTGCTGTGGGGGTGATCATGCTGAACGCATGGGGATCGAGCGGTCACGCCGCTCTCACCGATATGTTCAGTCGAGGACCATCGCTTGTGCGATGTACTTCTTGGCCGCTTGACGACGGGCTTTGGAAGCAACGCGCTGCAACCATTTGGTGTTGGTGCAGCTCGTGCCCAGCGTCATCCAAGGTTGGGCGTCGTGACGCCATCCGTCCTTGCGGTAGTTGACGTTGCTGTTGATGCGAGCATCAGCAAAATCATACGCAAGCGCAGCCTCTGCTTTGCAAGTGGGCTTCATATGTGGGTGTCTCCTTGTGGTTCGGGGTGGTAGTTGTGGACGGGCGAGACGTCCTGCATCTCCCATTCGCCAGAGCGATTAGGGACGTCGGTGATGTGGTGCAGCCAGACACATTGGTTCGTGCTCCATGAGCCGTCTGGGTAGTAGCTGACCTCGCCGCAGCCAGCGATCACCTCGACGCCCATGAGGCCGAGGAAGATGCCGAGGACAGCGCCGAGCGTGGCGTTGCCGAGGATTTTGGTCTTGAGTTCGTGACGCTCACGGCGTCGGATCGTTGGTCGGAAGTAGGCCATGCAGGTTCTCCTCTTGGGACGACAGGCGAAAAAAATGCGTATTTCTGTAAGTTGCTGTTTTGTTTTGGGTTCACGAAGTGGGTGACATCGTGACGAGCCTCACGGGGTCGTTTTCGAAACGTCCGTGAAGCTGGCAACGGTGTCGCCTTGCCCCTTACAAGGGAGGGAAAAGCGTGTGAAATCATGTAGTTGTTGTCCGTGTGCCCTCAAACGTGACACAAAAGCACAAAAAAAAGCCCCCCAGCCTAAGCTGGAGGGCGTTTCGTGTAGCTTACCCGTTGGCACGGATCAGCTTGCTTGCGAACGCAGCGACTTGCGCCGTGGTCGCGTTCGGCGCAGCCGCGAGGACCGCGTCTGTGAGCGCTTTCCAGTCCTGTGCGGGAATGGTTGGCGCGGGACCAGACACGGACACACCAGCGACAGGCTCGTGCTTCGGGAACACGTCCGCGACGACGACGGCTTCGCCAGCGGCACACTTGGTCGCGAGGGCGCTGTAACGTGCGTACCAGCCGTCGGCCTTGCCCTCGCGTGCGAGGCGGTCATTGGCGACGACCGCGACCTCTGCGAGCGTTGCTGTGCCCGCGTCTACGGCTGCGAGCATGTCCTTGATGGTGGGTGCGTTTGTTGCGAATGGCATGCGAAATCTCCTTGCATGAGTGATGGGTTGAACCGACAAAATCGGCACCATCTAAAGTTCCTTCGGAAACCGCCCGTCCGCATGCAGGGGGGGGGAGGGCCACCCCCGCCGCCGCCCACGGGATCGCCACTCTCCACCCTCAAAAATAAGCGGAGCAAATTTTGAAACTTCCAACCAGAAAACCCAACGCCGAGTGCTTTATCTGCGGCGTCCCGTTCTACGCTTGGCGTCCAAAGGACGACAAAACAAACTGCTGCTCAATAGAATGTAAGAGCGAGTACACCCGTCAGGAAATAAACTCTCCCAAGATCAAGCGTGCCTACGAGAAGAGGGCACGCGGCAACAACAGAACAAAGAGCGCAAACAGAATGAGCAAAACCCTAGCCCTCGCTAAAACCCACAACCTAACGCCCGCACAATCTGCCCAGATACGCGGCAAGATAGCCAAGCTGATGAACGAACACATCACCCACGCCAACGAGGTCGTCTTGGGTCTACGAGATTGGGGGCCAACTCAGGCCCGCGTGTTCTCCATGCTCCTAAACAAGGTCGTTCCCGACCTAAACGCCAGCTACCACCAGCATGAGCACAGCGTGAAGGACGTCATCGACATGTCCCGCGACGAACTCGAACGCATAGCCGCTGGAATTGACGCCATAGAAGCGGAGGTTATCCCAGATGAAGACAAGAAATAGACAGGCCGAGGCCATCCCCGCAAAGATCAGCCTAGAAGACCTCGGAAAGGCCATGTCCCAGCTCGATCTGTCTTCCATTCCCCCAGAAAAGACAGCCGCCGCCATCCACGATCACCTGACAGGCATCATGGCCGAGACGATACTCTCCCCAACCGCCGCATTTGACCTCGCGATGTCCCGCCGTATGCGCCACAGACGCCACTAATGGTCACTCCATCCCAGCGCGAGGCTGCAAAGTACCTCCTACGCTTACGAGACGCCCAAGAAAACTTCCTTGGCTTCGTAAAAATTAACTATCCAGACTGGAAACTCGGAGATTTCCAGCAGGAACTCATAGAAACCCTAGACAAACTGGAAAAAGGCACCCTTGGCGTCAACAATCTCCTCATAACCATGCCCCCACGCCACGCAAAGTCCACATTCGGCACGGTCCTCTTCCCCTCTTACTTCATGGCCCGCAATCCCGCCCGCTACACCATGTCTTGCTCCTATAATTCCCAGCTCTCCATCGACTTTGGCCGTCAGGTCCGCACTGTGGTCGAAGACAAGACGGTAAACCAAGCCTTCCCCGAATTTGGCCTCTCCCAAGACAGCCGATCCGCAGAAGTATGGCGCACCGAGCACGGCGGTGCTTACTTCGCGGTCGGGGTAGGCGGCACCACGTCTGGCCGTCCCGCAAACCTTCTCCTCGTAGACGATCCAATCAAGTCCCGCGAGGACGCCGAGAGCATGACCCAGCGAAACCGTACATGGAACTACTACACCTCCGCACTGGCCACTCGCCTCCAGCCAGAGGAGAACGGAACCCCGCCCAAGCAAATAGTAATCCTCACTCGCTGGCATCCAGACGATCTTGCTGGCCGTCTCCAAGAGACAGACGACTGGGCCGAGGGTCGCTGGCACCACGTCAACTTCCCCGCCATAAAAAAAGTTAAAACAAAAGAGAAAATCTCCCGCCGCGCCCTGCCCAAGGACCACCCGATGTACGTCGAGGCGGGTCAAAAGAACAACAACCCCCACAAGCGCGACATTTACCTCGAAAAAGAGGAAGCCCTCTGGCCCGAACGCTTTTCCCTAGAAGAACTCAAGCGCCGCGAGCGCCTCAACCCCCGCGAATTTGCGTCTCTCTACCAGCAGCAGCCTTACATACAGGGCGGTAATATCATCAAGACGCAATGGTGGCAGCGCTACCCCAAAGACCTTTCGCCCGAAAACTTCCACACCCTCGTCATCACCGCAGACACCGCCTTCAAGAAAACGGAGAGTGCAGACTACTCCGTGGCCGTAGTCGCTGGCATGGACCGCAACGGTGACATTTACATAGTGGACATTATACGCGGCAAGTACGACTTCCCCGAACTCAAGCAGCGCCTCATACGCCTCAACAATCGGTGGCGCGGACGCGGCTTGCGAGCCATGTATATTGAGGACAAGGCCAGCGGCCAATCCTTGCTCCAAGAACTCAAGCGCGAGAGCGGGATGTCTGTCATTCCCTACAAGGTCAACACAGATAAGGTCGCACGCGTAAACTCCATTCTGCCCCTCATAGAAGGTGGGCGGGTCTACCTCCCAGAGGAGGCTTCGTGGCTAGACGACTTCGCAGATGAGGCAGTCGCCTTTCCCAACGGCAACCACGACGACCAAGTGGACGCCGTCACGATGGCCATCGACGTGCTCTCCCGCACCTCAGTATCCCCAGAAGCCTTCGCCTTACACGGCGATGCCACCCAATCCCTCAACAACATCTCCGACATCGACCATGCCTTCGGCAAGTCGCTGCACACTCACATCTCCAAAGCCAAAGCAAAATGGGCTGGCTGGGGAACCCTTTAGGACGACGACCGAATTAAATGAGAGTAAAAACAAATCATGGCAAACTCTGGACCCCAACAGTCGTACCGACACTCGAATATTATGACTGGCCCCAACGATGGGGTCATTGTCGATCTGTCGAAGTACGCCCAACAGTTAACCAACTACGAGGACATCTCACACCTCCTGACGGAGGAGGAGGAGCGCAAGATCGTGGACTATGTGAAGTCTATGGTCGATATGTCCTACAACAAAATATCAAAGCGTTACGATCACTGGAAAGAGGCCGACCGCGCCCACGATGTGTACGTCCCTCCAGAGGCTACAACCTACAGAGAAAAGGCCGTCATTGCCGACACTCGCGCTATAGCTGACACAGTCCTCACCTACATGATGGCCGCACTCAGCGGCAGGAACCCCATGTTCCAGCTTGAAGGCTTGAACAGAAACTCCCGCCAGTCGGCCATGATCCTCGAACGCGTCTTGCATCAACAGATGCGGCGCACGGCAGGCGAGGCAAGAATAGCCCAGATGCTCCTAGACAGCATACGCTACGGCTTTGCCCCCACAAAAATCGTCTGGGACGCCAAGTCAAACCAGAACCAGATCATAAACTTTGACCCCCGCCGAGTTTTCCCTGACCCCCGCGTAAACTGGGGTGACTGGGACAATATGCAGTACATCGTTTTTAGCGACTACTGCTCATACAACACGCTCCTCTACTCTGGCCTGTATCCGAAGCTGAAGAAGTTTCCAGCACTTCGCCACAAGATGTCTCCTCCCCGCAACTCGTGGAACGCTCATCACTGGCACAAAGAAGAGGGGCGTGGCCTGTCCATTGACCCAGCGTCTCCCCACCAGCGCGAGCGCAGCGACCATGCCTACTTCACTCTTGGTGACGCACGCATCGTTGACGAGACTTGGGTCCGCATGTCTGGCCACGAAATCGGTGTACCTTCCATCGAGCAAATCTTTTTCGTCATAACGATCCTAGACGAGAACGTCGTCATACGCTTCCAACTTAATCCCTACGGCCAGCAGTTCCCCGTGGCCATTGGCGGTCTTTACCAAGACACCCATAAAACCTATGGCCAATCCCTCTACGACTTGCTCCTTCCGATGCACGACATCGCCACCTACCTACTCCGCTCACGCATCGACAACGTCCAAGCCGCCCTCAACAATCTGATCTTTGTAGACCCCACCCAAGTCTCCGTTCCCGACCTCATAGACCGCAACCCGTGGGGCGTCGTTCGTACCCTCCCAGGCACTAAGCCTGGTGATGGTGTGTTTATCGCCCAAGTCCCTGATGTTACTCGCGGACACTTCAACGACATCGCTGCTATGTCCGACCTCAAGCAGCGCGTCAGCGCCGCCTCAGACGCCCAGCAAGGCATGCCCACAGCCGATGGTATACGCACTGCCACGGAGATACAGAGGCTCACCCAGCTAGGCTCTCAGCGCCTCGGAGTGATCTCCAGAATTATGTCTGCAACGACCATACGGCCAATGGTCAGAATGATGACCAACAACATACAGGACGCCCTAACGATGGAAGGCTCGATTAAGATCGATCCTGACAATATGCCCACCCAACTCTCAAGCGTCGTAGACGACGGCTACCTCGATTACGACGTCTCCAAAGACCTTCAAGGCGACATCGATTACCTCGTCATCGACGGCACCCTTCCGCTCGAACCCACGCGCAACGCCGAGACGTGGATGAACATGCTCCAGATCATGGACAAGACTGGCCTCAACATGGAGTACAGCAGCGGCAAGATTGCGGAAGAAGCAATCCGCGCAATGGGCATCACCGACATGGATCGGTTCCGCATCTCCCAAGACGAACTCAAGGCGAAAGGTCCAAGCCCCTCCCAGCAACTGGCCCTTATGGAAAAGATGCGCGGCGCGTCTGTCCAGCCGCAAGAGAACATCCAGAATGAAGTGCAAAAGGGCAACCTGATCCCTATGCGGCAAGGAGCACAGAGATGAACGCACAGCAGCGCGACGCACTCCGAGACAAAGTCGAAGGCACCACAGCCGCATT